CAAATAGTTTGAAAGGCATCAGAATTAATATATTCTTTTGTCATTGAACTATTATCAAGTGCCAAGGAATCTGAATAACTTAAATGTATAAATTTAGCTGTTGGTTTTTTTGCAAGTACCCAACCAATAAACATTTTAACAGCGATTTCTGTTTTACCATATCTTGGCGGTATGTTTATTATTAAACGCTTTATTTCTCCATTGTAAACCCTTTCAAGCGTGTTTGCAAGCGTTTTGTGAAACTCCGCAACCTCAAACTTGTTTCCAGTGTTTTCTTTGAATATGTAGCGTGTGAAGAATAATAAAGAGTTTTCGCACTTCTCTTTTATGATTGCGTTAATATTCGTCATTTAGAATATCATCAATTTTTTGTTTTGCTTCATCAGATAATTTTGATGTGCTTACATTAGCATTCATTTCAACCTCTCGGCGTTCAATGTAACCGCGTTTTTTTCCTTTAGTCTTTAAATAAAATATCGTGGCGGTAGTGTTGCCTTCTTGTATCTGTTTATGTAATTGAGATTCAACAAAGTCTAAAGTCATATTTTGCAACTCATCAACAGCATCTTTAAATGCAGAATCATTATTATAATACTCGTAAAATGTTGATCGTGCGCAACCTACTATTTTGCAAGCAGTTGTAACAACACCAAGAGATTGTTCAAGCGCTTCGACTAAATTGTTTTTTAGTATGTCCGATTTTGTTTGCATAATACAAAAATAAAAAAAAATGTTGTATATAAAAAAACAGAAAACTATTTACCACACATTTCACAAACCTCTTTTGGTTCATCTGTGATTTCTTTAGGCTTGTCATCTAATGGAAGATCAAACACTGGTAAATCAACACCCCAAGAAACTAATTGTTTTGTATCCCATTCATTGGCTAATATATCCCAATCCCATTCCCCAAAACCAGAATTATCCTTTATAATAAATTCACGCTTTTGTGCCTCTGTTAAGTTGCTAACTATATCAACCCAAACTTCAAAATATCCTGCTGATTTTAATGCTCTTAAACGCATATTGCCACCTAAAACAGTCATTGTTTCATCAACGACAATAGGGCGTATTTCCAACATTTCTGGAAACTCCTTAATTGACTTAATAAGTTTTTTAAACTTACTGTCTTTGATTAATCTTGGATTGGATTCTGTTGGTTTAATTGATCTTATATCAACTAATTTTTTCACTATTCAGATTTAGTGTACCAAATAAAAGAAATACCAACAATAAATAATTCAATTTGCAAACAATGTTCTGTTTCTCCATCAAGTTGTGATTCAATGGCTACGAAATCAAGTTCCGAATTCCAATAATTAATGCCTAAACATAGGCCATAAATAGGATAAATAACTGTGTTGAAATTAAGTCTAAACATACCAATATTTTTTGTAAATATACAAATATAATTCCCAACACTTTTTTAGCGCTTCAGCGTTGGTATATGTGTTTGGTGATACAGTTTTTTTACCTCTGTTGTTTATGTCAACCTTTAATCCAAATTTTGTTGGCAGAACTGCAACTTTTATATCGTTTTTTATACACCATTGCATTGCTTTTTGTTCTTCTTCAGTAGGAATATATTTAGCCATTAATAAATAAATTTAATAATATTTTCTGCAACCGCTTGGACTACATCAACAGTTACAGCATTCCCACACATTTTATAACGCTGTGTGTCGCTTATTTTACCACTTTCACCGTATTGTGTCCAATTGTCTGGAAATCCCTGCAAACGTTCACATTCAATTGGAGTTAATCTTCTTATTTTATTATTTAAAACTAAATTATCTTTAGTTACTCCAGTTAATGTGTTGGATGTTCCATTTTTATTAATTTCAATTTTTTGTTCTGTTTTATTGTGTTCATTGTAACGACCTAGCATTGCTCCTATAACATCTTGATTACAAGCAGTATCTAAAGTTTGTGCAACACCTTTTCCAACTCTACCTCTGCGTGTTTCTGAATTTGGATTTGAATAGTTTATACTATCTCCAGGTGTAGCAGTTTCAAAACCTTTATTAGTTGCTGATTTTATTTTGATTATAGGCTGACCACTTCCATCTTCTCTTGCTCTTGCGGGAATTGTTGGACAGTTACCATCCTTTACTTTTCTAAAACCCTTTCCATCATTGTGTGTTCTTAATGTTCCTATTTCTAAATTTTCTTGTGCATTGAGTTTACGTTCAATAATGTAACTTCCGTTTCCATCTGCTCCATATCTTGTTGTGAGGCAACAAGTGTTTGTTTGTTGTCCTTGTAACTCATTAATCTGTTTACTACTTTCTGTGATAGGAAATACTTGTCCTCTACTTCTGTTTCCAAGATATCCGACAAGGTAGATTCTCTCTCTATTTTGGGGTAGAAACCACTTTGTATTAAGCAATTGCCATTCAAGTCTATAACCCCCAATGTTGGCAAAGGCTTGGATAATTGCCCAAAAGTCTGCGCCATTGTTTGAGGAGAAAGTTCCTTTAACATTTTCCCATATAAAAAAACGTGGTCTGCACTCATCGATGAGGCGAATTGCTTCGGTAATAAGGGAGCTTCGATCTCCTTCCATCCCTTTACGTTTTCCAGCCAAACTAAAATCTTGGCAAGGTGATCCGAAAGTGATGGCATCAATTTTTGGTAAGTCTTTTGCTCGAACATCTGTAACTGATCCGACATAATTTGAATTTTTAAAGTTATTTTTATAAACGTCTATTGCGTATTTGTCAATTTCTGAAAAATAAGAACTTACATCAAAGCCTGATTTTTCAAAAGCTAAATGGAATCCGCCGATACCACTAAATAAATCTAAATGATTAATTTTAATTTTTTTCATATTAAAAAGGTAAATTATTATCTGTAATTACTTCAAATTTTTTAGATGCTAAATTTATGTCTTTGTAAACGCCACCGTTTTTAAAATCTGGCGCAATACTAAATTCACCAAGCTGACCGTTTTCTTTACGCTTAACCTTCTCAACATATATTTTAACAATATCTGAATTGTATTGTGTTTTTTGTCCAATACAACGGTAAACAATCATACCATTATACGCTTTATTAAAAAAGTCTGCGCTGCCACTTATATCATATAAAGTTGGCTTTTTATAATGATTGTTTTCTGATTCAATTTTTCTTGGATGGGCCACCAAAAATAAATGTGTGTTTGTTTGCTGACAAAATTGTGTAATTTCTGAAAGCGCCTTTCCAATATAAGAATGATCACGTTGCGCTGAATGATCCAACATATTCCAAGGGTCAATTACACAAACATTAATTCCTTTTTGAAATACAAGTTCTTTAAATGCATTTAAAATACCTTTCAATGTTAGGTTTTCAAGGTCAATTTTAATCCAATAAAAATGATCTTCAATAAAATCTTTTGTGTTGTTTAAATCTACATTAGAGCAAGCGCGTTCATTTAATTTATTTGCAATTCTCTTAATATGCCCTTCATATGGAAAGGATTCTGGTGAAAACATAGCGCACCGCATATCATATTGAGTTGCTAAATTGCAACAGATTTGATCAACAACATCTGATTTTCCACTGTTTGGAATACCAGTTACAACTGACCATTCTCCAAGAGCCATTTTGAAATAGTTATCTGCATTTGGTAACCCAATAGAATAATTTTTCACACCATTTTCATTATAATTCAAAACGCTTTGCCATATGTTTTCAATATTCAAAACACCCTCTAATGGGAAATTTTTAGCTGTTTTAATGACGTTTCGCAGAGTTTCAGCACCTTTTGATGTCAATATATCATTTGCATCTTTAAACTCTCCAAAATCAACGTATTTACAGCGATACGCGCCAAACCTTCTTGCAAGTTCATTCCGTAGTTCGATTCCCGGATTGTCATTATCTGTGCAAAGGATGATTTCTTTTTTTGATTTAAAATATTCAAAACAATTATCTAAATATTCAAGGCGTTGATTACCTTTTGATGCGCCATTTGGAACACTGCAAACAGAATAAATGCCTGCTTCGTGCAATGATAAGGCATCCATTTCACCTTCAACAATATAAACAGTGTCCATTGTTTTAATATTATCAATTCCATAAAATATTAATTCAGCACCAGATACCATTTTAAAATTCTTTTCGGCATCTCTGAATTTAATATTAATCAATTCATTTTCTCGATAGTAATTAAAATTTACAGCACGGCGTTTTTTTCCAACTTGTGGGAAATATTCTAATGATTCGCCTATTTTCCAATGCAACAGAGTTGGTTCAGTGATTGCCCTTTTAGAAAACCAATTGATAACTCTTTCAGTTAAATTAACTTTAATTTTTTCTGGCTTTATATAATCTGGTTTTTTTTGGAATTTAGTTGTTCCACTCCATCCGCAGTTATGGCAGTTGAATAAACCTTTATCAATGTCAACAGACAAGCATTTATCACGTTTGTTTTTTCTTGTGTGACTGCATTGCGGACATTGTGTTTTAATTTTGCCGGATGATTTATTGCCGACATCAATATTGAAGTCATTAAAAGTTTTCATTTGTTTATTATTGTTTTGGCTAATTTAAAAAATATTTTCAGTAATTCGGAATAAAATAAAATAAATTTGAAATATTTAATAAATCACTGTTTTTGATTTCATATGTGTCAGCTTTCATTTCAAATGTTGTTCCGTTTGATCTTGTTCTAACATCCCCTTTTTTATAAAGAGTTGCTTTTTTCAATAATTCAATTTTTGTTTCATAACCGCAAATTGTTAGTTCATTGGTCTTTTTGTTTAGTGAGCAGAAAATATAAATATCACAATCAAAATTCTTTTGGAATCCTATAAAATTATTTACATAAAAATCTTTTATATCAACATTGCGGCCCATTGTTTTAACATCTATTTTTAATCCTTTATATTCAAAATCGAAACCGCCATCAAAACCAACTGACCATTTGTGCTGAACATTAAAAACTTCTTTAATCATAATTTCACCAATCAAACCAACAAATTGTTCTTCTTTGTTACCGTTAGCTTCTTTACGATTTCCAATATTATTTTCATTAAGAAAATCCCAAACCATTTGTTTTAATAATGGTGAAACGTGTAATTTTTTATAACTATTTATTTCCATTTATAACATATTGTTTTAATTCATTGAATTCATTATCCATCATCAGTTGCTTAATATGAAATTCATATATATCACCGTTTTTGGTTTTAGCGCCTAATTCTTTTTGGCCATCAGCAGGACTTTCATATATAAAATAATCAACTAAACCTTTTACTTTGTTGTAACCTTGTGG